GCCATGGGTATTAAAACTATGACAATGAGATTCAAAGCAAGCAAAACAAAGACTGGCAAAAGAATATGGAAATCACTTAAGAAAAGAGTATAAATATAGTTATGATTAAAGAAGATAAAGGGATTTAGTGGCTAGTTTATTCGACAAGTTAGAATCAGAAGCATTCCGTAAAGGATTAAAGGCTCGTAGTAAAGAAGCTAATGACTGGTTTGCAGCAAATGTAAAGAAGCTTGGTAAGTTAGGGCCTAATGTTTTACAAGATGATAGACTTAAAAAACAGGCGGGTGCTTCTCCAGGTGATATGGTAATGTACACATATAGTCCAAAGCATAAAGAAACACTACCATACTATGATACATTTCCATTAGCTATTATTGTTGGTCCTGCAAAGGGTGGATTTTATGCAATTAACTTACATTACTTGCCGCCTAAAGTCCGTGCAATCTTCTTAGATAAATTAAACGATGTTGCGTCTAATCAAAAATTTAATGCAACAACAAGATTTAAGATTACTTATAAGTTGCTTATGGCAACAAAGAGCTATAAATATTTTAAGCCATGCTTTAAACATTACTTGACACCTAATTTAGGCTCAAGTATTATGAAGGTTAATGCAGCGGAATGGAACATAGCAATATTTTTACAAACAGCATCATTCAAGAAAGCCAGTACGGGTAAAGTTTGGGCTGATTCAAGGAGTCAATACTAATGTCATTACCGGTAAGTATCGATACATTAAAGTCTACGATTAATCGTAGAGGTGGTGTAGCACGAGGAAATAGATTTGGTGTGTATATTAACCACCCATCTAGAAGTATGAATAGCTTATTGAATTTTAATCCCGCAACACTCTTGAGCAATTTGATCTCAGGTGATGGAGTAAATGTTGGAGATTTTATACAAGATCCAAGAGATATGTTTTTATTATGTAAAAGCTGCACGTTACCAGGAAAAAGAATATCAACAACTGAAGCTACACATAATCATAACTTGTCTAAGAAGCCATACTCGGCTGCAACTGATGAAGTAACTATGTCATTTATAATGACAAATGATTATTATATCAAGAAGTATTTTGATATGTGGCAAGAGATGATTATTGATACATCAGGCGATCATTATAAAGCATTTTATAAAAATGATTATGTTACTGATGTAACAATACAACAATTAAGTGCATCCAACGATGTAATTCCTGGGTATTCGATTCAATTACGAAATGCATATCCTATACAAGTTGGGGCAATGGAATTAGACAATGAAAGCGAAGGCTTATTAGAAGTAAGTATTACATGGGAATACGATAACTTTAAGAGTGTTGGACTAATAGATGGATTCGAAGATGTGGTAGGACACATGCTAGGAATAGGAAGAGATACGTTAGATACATTTAAACGATTATTTTAATTTTTAATATGGAGTAAAATTGATATGTTGCCAAAAATAGCAACCCCAAAGTATGATATGATTGTGCCCTCAACAGGCAAGAGTATAACATATAGACCATATGTGGTCAAAGAAGAGAAGATATTGCTGATAGCAATGGAATCTAATGATAATGTCGCAATAGAAAATGCGGTGTTAGATATAATTAAAGCTTGTGTGGAGACATCAATTAATGTTAATAAGCTAGCAACATTTGATGTTGAATTTATATTTGCAAATTTAAGATCTAAATCAGTAGGTGAAGGAATTAAATTAAACCCTACATGTATTGCTAAAGATTGTGAATCAACACAAGAAGTAAAAATTGAGATTGATAAAGTATTAGTTGAAAATTTAGATACTGATAAAGATAGACTTATTAAATTAAGTGATGAGATTTCAGTCGGATTAAAATGGTTAGCAATGAATGACAGATTAGATACTGATAAAGATTTAAGTAATACTGATGTTGTTATTCAAACTATTGCAAGATCAATTGAAACAATTTTTAGTGGTGAAGAAATATTTAATGCAAGTGATTCTAAACCTGAAGAATTAATAGATTTTGTTGAAAGTTTAAATTCTGATCAGTTTACTGAAATAGTTGCAAAGATATCTAATCAACCTTATTTAAGTTATAAGTTTGAATATGATTGTATTGAATGCGGTACTAAGAATGAAAGAGAATTAAAAGGCTTACAAGATTTTTTTGGATAGCCCTTTCTCACAGTAGTATAGCTGGGTATTTTAAATCTAATTTTGTGTTGATGCATGAACATAATTTTAGTTTAACGGAATTAGATGATATGCTACCATGGGAAAGGGAAATATATATTTCTCTTGTAAAAGAGCATGTCAAAGAGCATAACGAAAGGATAAAGAAAAATGGCTAAAGATAATATTGCACTATTAAACGAGATCGCTGGTCAACTGCGAAAGTTGAATCAGGCTAATCTTCGCGACACATTAAGAACTAAAGAATTTCAAGATAGACAAGAAGCTATTATGGCTGGTCAGCCCCAGGCGGAAGATCAGGGTCCTTTAATTGTTGATGCTGCTGAAGACTTTAGACGAAGAGTTAAAGGTAGTGTAGCTGGTGCAAAACTTGGTGAATCTGTTACAGCGTCTGGTAAAAGAGCTATTCGCGAAAACAAAGGGATTGAAGAAAAAAAGACAAAAGAGAAAAGCTTAACTGCTTCTCAATTTACATCAGAAGAGCATCTACTTAATATTCTTAATCTACTAAAAGATTGGAGAAACGACTTTACAACAGGTGCAAGAAACGCAGCAAGGGACGCAGCCGAGAATACACTTGAAAAGAACAAACATGGAGATTCTCGAGGTATGCATCCTAATTCTATAGCAACTAGAATAAAACCAGGCTTCGGTCTTGGAGATGATAAAATGCCTGTACCTAAGCCTGAAAAAGAAAACTTTATTACTAGAAACATCAAAAAAGTAGTAGCTGCGGTTGCCATTGGCGGTAGCATGGCTATAAGCGATGTTATAAGAGGTTACAAAAGAGATGGTATTGATGGTGCTGTATCTTCATTTTTAGGCGGTAGTGGTGAGGGTAGTATGGCTAATTCAATTAGACAAGCGTTTACAGTAGGTACTACTGGCGCAGCGGTAGGTTTTGCGGTTGGTGGTCCAGTAGGTGCTTTAGTAGGTGGTATTGGAGGAATGGCTGTAGGAGCATTGACTGGTTTTCTTGGAGCTGACAAAATAAATTCATGGATGGATGAAGCTGGAAAAAATATTAAAGATGCATGGGATGAAATGAAAGAGAGATGGGCACCTGTTGTTAAAAAAATAGGAAATTGGATTTATACACCGGGTGAAGGTTCAGCTGCAACTGGTGGATTTAAGTCAACAATGTTTGGTGGTATAATAGAATGGAATCCAACTAAAAAATCTGGTGAAACACTATCAGATGCATGGAAAAGTGTTGTAAAGAAAATGGAAGAAGCCCCAGGGAAGTTTGCTATATGGCTTGAAAATGATTTAAGAAGTGGTGGAGATGCAGCTAGTAGCAAGCTTGCAGATTTTCTTTTTGGCAAAACTACAGCAGCTAAAGCAACAATAGTTAGGAATAATAAATTTGATCGTGATAATTGGCTTATGAATCCAGAAGAAGCACCTGGGTATGTAACAAAACAAAGATTACAAGAGCAAATTAATGCAAAAATACTTGCAGCTCCAGGTTTTGATGCAAAGGGTGATTATATCGGTGGCTATGTCGGAATTGGGTCAAAATCAATGAATGAGCATATTAATATGCTTCAAAATGCTGGCAATATTGATGCTAAAGGTGATGTAATTAAAACACCAAAAATTAGTGATGCAGTTGACGGTACTGTGATTGAAGGCTTCTTAGATAATATGAGAACTAAATATTTAGATTTACAAGAATATAGAAGACTGAATCAACTTTCAACTGTACCATCTGGATATCAAGGTTCTACTGTTATTCCAGTAAATAGCGATAGTTCTACTACTAATATTAATACTACAATTAATAATGATAAAAAAGAGACATTAGGTTCAGGTAATAACGCCAATGCTATTATGGGTGAAGACGGATTTATTTACTCTTGGTAATAAAAAAGGGGACTTTCGTCCCCTTCTTAATAACTGATTAACTCTTAAGCTTCAGCTGCTAGTTTAGCAAAATAACTCATAGTGTCATCATTGTCCGAATCCGCTCTTGCGATTGGATCTGCTGCAGTTGCAACAGGATCAGACATTGCAGGTGC